GACCTGGTGGATATCGCCAGCTACGAGGCTGAGTTTGAAGCGACCAGCTTGACCCGGGCGGCACCGGTGGGCGTCACGTTCGATGCTGCGGTGCCTGGCGCCGCTGCGGTCAGGGCGGCAATCCTCACCAACCCGCTCAGCGTGCGCGGCGCTGACGGCGGCAAGCTGCTCAAATCGTTCATTGATAATTTCACCGCCACTGAGAGGCAACGCCTCATCGGCGCGATCCGACAGGGTTTCTTCGAAGGCCAGACCAACTTCCAGATCATCAAGAACATCCGTGGGACCAAGGCGCTCAAGTACAACGACGGCATCCTGGCTACGACCAACCGCAACGCCGGCGCCATCGTGCGGACGGCAGTGCAGCACGTCGCCACCCAGGCGCGCATGGAGACGCTGAAAGAGAATTCCGATGTCGTGCAGGCTGTGGAGTGGATCAGCACGTTAGATTCGAAGACGACCAGTCAATGTCGGACGCTCGACAAGCAGCGCTTCAAGCTGACTGAGGGGCCGCGTCCGCCGATCCATATCAACTGTCGTTCTACGGTGGTTGCGGTGACCCGCTTCAGTGCGCTGTTCGCTAAGGACGCCACGCGGGCATCCATCGGTGACGGCGGCGCTCAGCAGGTGAGGTCGGACCTCAGCTATTACGATTGGCTCAAGCAGCAGCCGGCGGCGTTTCAGGACAAGGCCATTGGCACAATACGCGCGAAGCTGTTCCGCGAAGGCGGCCTGAGCGCCGAGCGATTCGCTGAGCTGCAGCTTGATCGCAATTTCTCACCACTGACCCTTGTACAGATGAAAGCATTGGAGCCTCTAGCTTTTGTTAAGGCTGGTTTGTGAGTCGGCCTCAGGCCAGGCCTAAATATTGCCTTAATGCGAACCACATCTTATGGACTTGCAGCTTTGATATGGCTTCGTCCTTGCTGCTGTAGATGTCCACGGGGTCTTCCTTTCCTTCTGGCCAAGAGGCAAAAGCATGGATGATGATGGCGGAAACCTCCTGAATTGGTCCACTGCCTGGGCGATTCGTAGAGTAATACTCACGGGTCGTCTGCTTAAGAGGCTGAAGTGCTAAGTAGAACTGGTGTCTCCAGTGTTCCTCGTGGCCTTCGCATTCATGTAGGACTACTGGATTCTTGATTTTCTGCTTGGCATCTTTGTACTGCTCAATCAACCGAGCAGAAGTTAGCCACGCCAAACGGTCGGCTGGTGGCAACTTTTTTTGTTCCTTGTCCGGTCCTACGAGCGCTTCGTAGGCACGCTCCAATGTACGTACGGCATATCCCGCCATTCGCTCGTCCGTTCTTTCACGCGCGCTAACTCTGATTGTGACAACCGCTGCAATTGCAGCAGCGGAACCAGAAAACGCGGCGATGAAGTTCGCATAATCACCAGCGGTCATAGCAAATCACTCCGTGATATCAAATTGGCGAAATATCATCCCTGATCCAGGTTTGAAAGCAACACGCCGCCTAACTGATTCCACGATTTTATGCAGGCAGGGCCTGCACCAACGTCTCTGGGAGACAACCAATGCTGAAATTCCAACTGGATACCCTGGAAGGGGTAGATGAAGCCGTGCGCGCTCTTTACACCGAGAAGGACGGCAAGTTCGTACTCGGCATTGAAGGTCTGCCGCAGCAAGAAGATGTATCCGGCCTGAAAGCCAAGGTTGATGAACTGCTCGGCGAGAAGAAGCTGGCCGAGAAGAAGGCGCGTGAGGCTGAAGAAGCTGCACGACTGGAGCGTGAAGAGGCCGCTCGCAAGTCCGGCAACGTCGAGGAGCTCGAGCGCTCCTGGACTGAAAAATTCAACCGCCGTGAAGCTGAGCTGAACGGCATGCTGGAACAGGAGCGTGGAACGCTAAGCACTCAGATCCGGGATCTGACCGTCGGCCGCACCGCTACTGACATCGCTTCTGCTCTGGCAATCCCAGGCAGCGCCAAAGCCCTGTTGCCGCACATCGAGCGCCGTCTGAGCGTCGAGCAGCGCGACGGGAAGCCTGTTGTGGTCGTCCTCGACCAGCAGGGCAAGCTCTCCGCGGCAACGCTGGATGAGCTGAAAGCAGAATTCGCAAACGACACGGCCTTCGCGCCGTTGATCGCGGGTAGCAAGGCATCTGGCGGCGGGGCTGCTGGTGCTGGAGGTAGCGGCGGGGCCGCAAAAGGAAAAATCGGCGGCACCAAAGAGGAGCGACAGGCCGCAATTGCGAGCCGGTTCCCGGATCTCCCTCAATCGTAAGGAAATAACTCATGTCCCTGTCGCAAATGCAGGTTTTTAACGAATACATCATGCCGGCGACTCTCGAGACGCTGGATCAGTATCTCGCCGCTTTCAACGCCGCCAGCCGCGGAGCAATCGTGCTGTCTCCGGACGGCTTCACCGGCGACTTCCTCCAAGAGTCGTTCTTCCAGACTCTGGCAGCGGCCCAGCGTCGCGTGGATCGCTACAGCGCAAACACCGCGGTTGCTGCTACCGACCTGACCGAACTGAAGAACACCTCGGTGAAAGTTGCCGGCGGCTTTGGTCCGATCCGCTATGAGCCATCCCAGATGACTTGGTTGCAGCGCCCGACCGCGCAAGGCATCGAGGTTGCGAGCCGCGCATTCGCTGAAATCCTGCTGAAGGACCAGTTGAACGCTGCAATCGCTGCCCTGGTAGCTGCGATCACTGCCCAGGCCGCTGCGGTCAATGATGTGTCGGCTACCGACGGCATCACCTACGCGGGCCTGAACAACGCTCACGCGAAGTTCGGCGACGCAAGCCAGAACCTTGTCACCCAAGTGATGCAGGGCACCAGCTACCACAAGCTTGTCGGTCAGAACCTGGCGAACCAACAGCAGCTTTTCCAGGCAGGCAACGTCCGCGTTGTGGACATTCTCGGCAAGATCTCCGTTGTGACGGACGCACCGGCGCTTATGCAGGCCGGCACCCCGAACAAAGAGATCATCCTGTCCTTGGTTCAAGGCGCAGCCCTGGTCCACGACGGCCGCGACATCATCTCGAACGTTTCGACCGACAACGGCAAGGAGCGTATCGAAACCACGCTGCAAACCGACTACACCTTCGGCCTGGGCCTGAAGGGTTACACCTGGGACACCACCACCGGCGGCAAGTCGCCAACCGACGCTGAACTGGCGACCGGTACCAACTGGGACAAGACCGCCACCAGCATCAAGCACACCGCTGGTGTTGCTCTGATCGGTGACGCTTCCAAGTAACCCCTCAATGACTGCGCCGGGGCAATGGGCTCTGGCGCAGCGGAGTAGCAACGATGACTGATAACAACATTTGGTACCTTCCCGGGCCATTCCACCGCTACGAAGACGATGTGAAGGCGTTGGCCAAGAAGGCCGGTCTGCGCATCATCGATGCGAGCGCTACCGAGAGCCGCGACAATGAAGCCGATAGCCCGCCCAAGGCTAAGCTGAAACCCGAGTATGCGGCGGACGAAGTCGAAACCAATCCCGCGAAGATGGGTGTGGCAGAATTGCGCGACTGGCTGACTGCCCGAGGCGTCGAGTTCGACCCGAAAGCCCCGAAAGCCGATCTTGTAAAACTCATTCCTGCGGAATAACTCATGACACTCATCATCGAGGACGGCACCGGCAAGCCTGACGCCGAAAGCTACGCGAGCGCCGAGGACCTGGCCCTGTATGCCGTGAAGTTCGGCACGGTCATCCCCGCAGGCGTTCCCGAGCAGGAAGCGTTACTGCGCCGGGCTGCCTTGGCGATGGATGGCAAGACTTGGAAAGGCCGCAAGATGAGCAGTGGTCAGGCATTGGCCTGGCCGCGCCGGGGTGTTGAGCTGGACTGCGAGATCAAGCCAGACAACTACCTACCGGCGCGCATCCAGTACGGCCAGATGGCGCTGGCGGCCGAGATCCACGCTGACGACATCGACCCAATCGAAAAGCGTAAAGGCGCCGTGACGCTGGAGCGTGTAGAGGGCGCGGTAACTCGCGAGTACGCGACGATCCCAAACACCAGCGGCCGGCTGCTACCGGCGGCGCCTGACCGACCGAGCGCTACGCAGTTTGCCGACTACCTACAGAAGCGCGGATTGTTCGCAGTTCGGGCGTGACGCTACATTCCGAGGTCATCCTGAAGCAGCTCTGCTTTAAAAATTTTCAAAAGTGATTCATCGCTACTCCCTTTGATAGCGGCGGCCAGTACCGTTATGGGAATGGGAGAGAAATCACCAGCGGTGGGCACATATCTGTCCTGAATGTCCTTCGTTAAACATTCAGCTCTGGTTCCGCGCAGTACCAGTCGTATCCGTTCTCGCAACGACATCCTATACGGGAACTCCGCATAGCGACCCTGATCAATCGACTTTTCAAGATGCGAGATCGCCTCAAGCAAATACGCTCCTTTTTCTTGATTGTTCATCCGTTTTCCTTGAGTAAATTCCATGACCTTCTACGACGAAATGGCCGTGATGGCTCTGGAGATGATCACAGAGTTCGGCCAGTCCGTGCTCATCCGAGACATCAAGCCTGGCGAGTATGACCCGGCCAC